CTGTTTGATATAGGGCGAGGCGAAACGAGTTTTTCCCGCCCTGTTTGATATAGGGCGAGGCGAAACGAGTTTTTCCCGCCCTGTTTGATATAGGGCGAGGCGAAACGAGTTTTTCCCGCCCTATTCAAAGGAAAAAAAGACGCATCCGGCCAGCGGTCGGCGTCGCCGTCTTTTCGTTTGTTCCTTTGATTTTGAGTTTGAAGACCTGGCCGCTTCATGCCCCGGCGTCCTTCCTCGAAAATCCTTATTGTAAGGATTTTTGAGGAAGGGTGAAGGGCGCGTGACCTGCCCGCTTCATGCAAATTTTTAGTTTACGAAAAATCCTTACAATAAGGATTTTTTGTTGAAAACGCGATGAAAACGCGCCGTCCGTTTTCCTCGTGCAAACCGACGGCTTTTTAAGTATATGGCAAAAGCAAAAAAAGCGCCAGCGGTCGGCGCGCCCAATGTCTGGGCAATGACCTACGCGGAAGGACTTGCTATGGAGCAAGCCGACCGAATCATCCGCTTCAAAGTGGAAACCGAAGCAGGCCAGCGCGCTTATATCGCGATCGGCAAGCTCTACGACATCATCAACGACAACCTGCCCAAAGGCAAGTTCATCAACTCGACGCTCGAAGCGGCGGGCATCAAGCCCGGCACGATCAGCAACGCCAGCTATGGCGCACGCTGCTACCGCGAGTTTGTGAAGACCGGAAAGCTGGAAGAAACCGAGTTTGACCAGCTCACATTCCAAGAGATGTGGAACCTGATCCGCGTCTGCTCAGAAAAATCCAAGCGCAAGCTGACACCCGAGCAGGCCGTGGAGATCGTCCGGCAGGGCGGCGACTTTGAGGCCAACCTCAAATCGCTCTACGAGTTCGGCTTCACAGCCGAAGAGAAAGCCGCAGCCGAGGCCAAGATCAAGGCCGACAAGGAAAAGACCGAGGCCGAAGCCAAGGCGAAAGCCGAGGCGCAAGCGAAAGAATTGGCCGAAGTCAAAAAGCGGAATGAGGAATTGGCGAAAGCCAACGCCGACATGACCGCCCAAGCCGCCGCCGTCCAGTCGCCAGCGCCTGCCGCTCCCGCCGCGCCTGCACCTGCCGCGCCAGAGACGCCCGCGCAAGTTGAAGCCCGCCATGTTGCCGAGGCAATCGCCGACGCCGCCGCGCCAACACCCGCCGCCAAACCAGAGGCCGACCCGACCGCGAGCTGCGATGAGCTTCTCGCCCTCCTCGGTGAAGTCGAGACATCCATGGCCTACCTCAGCGATGAGGATCAAGGCCGCATCGGCGCCCGCCTTTGCGCCATGGCCAGCGCCTTCGTCGAAAGCGGCAAGGCCGTCGCCGCCTAACCCGCCCACAGGGGAGGGGTCGCAAGACCCCTCCCTTCCTTTTTTTCCAACATCCCTGCCGTCCGTGCCGTCCGTCTGAAAAACCTGAAATCCATTGACGCCGCCAACTTTTTACCATGATAACAATACGCCCGTTCCCGATCGTCGATCTCGCTGGCAACATCATCAAACACATCGACATCCCGTTCGAAGTCGATGCGGAAATCCCAGGCGAAGACGGCATCCTCATGACCGAGGAAGGCTCCGCCGCCATCCGCGAAGCCCGCATCGAACTGCTTAAAGGCACCTTCTGGCTGGTCGAATACGAAGCCCGTATGTCGGTGGTGGAAGTCTTCCCCATCGCTAACGCCAAGCCAGGCCGTCCAGACTTGGGATTTTTCGCGCCCGGTCAAGACACACTCTGGCCCCTCCACCATGCCATGTGGATCCGCCAAGTCCACCCCACACCTCCACCCCTGTTGGTTGCGAGGTCGCCCGGCTGCTTGCAGGTCGCCTTGGCCTGCGAAATCCTCGGCGTGAAGTCGTTGCGCGACTATTTCCGCAAGCCCGCAACGCGCCCGTGAGTTGGGCATAAGCGCCTGATATATGGAGGGAAAGCATTGCTTCACTTTAATTTAGCGATCGCACGGGATACCCGTGCGTGGCTCGTCTAAATACCCTCGCAGGCGGAGCCTGCGCTGCGTGAACCCGGGGCGCGCAGAATACACCACCAACAACCTCGCGAGGGAATGCCTCGATCCCGGGAATCCACTTTCCGACCACTCTGTGTCCTCTGTGTCCTCTGTGGTCAATCCAGCAGCAAACCCAACAACACCAAAACCATGTCAGCCACCATCGAAAACAACACCCTCGTCATCCGCCTGCCACTCCAGACACCCCGCCCGTCCTCCTCGGGCAAGACCCTCGTGGTCGCCACCACCGGCGGCAACCAAGTCATGCCGACCGCCATCGTGAACGGCAAGCCAGTCACCATCGGAGTGAACGCCTACATTAAGCCTTAAAAACTCCAATGCGCCACATCTCAGACATCCTCTGGGAAGACAAGGAGCAAGCGCAATACCGCGCCGCCAAGGCGCGGTTCTTCCGCCTCCTCGCCGTCTTCATCACCATCCTCTGCATCCTTGCCGTCCAACTTTTTTTCCTATGATAACCATCCACAAAGACCACCTCCTCATCGCCTGCAAGCACTTGCAGCGAGCCGTAAATGCCCGCCCCACATTGCCCGCGCTGGCTTGCGTGCACATCGAGCCGGGACTCCACGAAACCCGATTCACCTCGGCCAACCTTGAGCAAGCCGTAGCAGCAAGCGTGCCGACATCCGGCAGCAAGCTCGCCGCCCTCCGCGCCAAAAATGCGGGGTCGTTCCTCGTAGATGCTGGCGTGCTGGCCAATGCCGCCGCGTCGGCAGATGCCGCCACCTTCCTGCAACTCGACCGCGACAGCATCCAACTCACCATAGGTAGTCAAGTGTCCACCATTCCGATCACCACGGAGAGCGCCGCCGAGTTCCCATCTCTACCCGAGGTGGATTGGATGCCCGTCAGCGGCCAGATCGACCTCGATGCCCTCAAGCGCCTCATGCGTTGCGCCAGCACCGACGAAGCGCGCTATGTCCTCAACAGCGTCTATTGGGACGGCGAAGGGCTTCTCGTCGCCACCGATGGGCGGCGACTGCACACCGAGCCGTTTTCGCCCCTCGAAGTGGATGGGGTTACGATCCCCTATGCCGCCTGCCGCATGATCCCGCCCCGCGCCTCGATCAGCTTGGAGCGCCCCAAGGTTCAAGAATCGCCGGATGAGCCAGTCGTGCATCTACCCAGCCGCTACATCGCCTTCGTGGCCACAGAGAAAATCCTTACAATAAGGATTTTCTCAAAACTCTTGGATGGAAAATTCCCAAACTGGCGACAAGTCATGCCAGATTCCACCAGCCACTCGGTGCGATTCAATAACCAAGACGCAGCGGCCAACCTCCGCAAGATCAACAAACTCGCCGCCGGACGCAAGAAGGAACTCGAAAGCACCCTGCTGGAGCCATCCCCAGGCCGCATCACCTTCCACCTCCGCAAAGACGAAGTGACCATCGGCAGCTTCACGCAGCCCGCCGTGCTCACAGGGAACCCAGAGAATATCGCCTTTAACACCCAGTTCCTCATCGACGCCCTCGAAAACGGCGGTGACACCTTCAGCTACCTCGACGGGATGCACCCCGCCCGCATCACCGGAGTTAAGCAGAACACCCATATCCTCATGCCTATGAGGGGAACACCACCACCCGCCGCAACCCCCGAACCCGACGAAGAACCCGTAGAAGACGAAGTGGACGAAGAGCAGTATTACACCGCCCACGAACCCTAACCGCTAAAACCTTCAACCTAAAACTTATGAAAACCACACTCTGGCAAGCCACCACCAGCTTTGGCCACCCCGGCCAAAGCAAGACCGACGACGCACTCACCGCTCACCTCATCCAGTCCTACTCCACCGGCAGCAAGGCCGTGCGAGGAGTCAAGCAGCTCTGGGGCGACAGCCTCAAGCCCCACACCAGCTTCGAGGGCAAGGTGCGGAAATACCACTCCAACATGACCTTCGAAGCCATCGGCGCTATCCGCGTCTGCACCGAGGGCGAGAAGCAAAACTGGCTCACCTTCATGCAGGAAATGGCCGTCGAGCACGCCAAGCTGACCCAAGACTGGCTCGATAAATACGATGTCTGGTTGGAGCAGGAACGCTACGACAAAAACGGCGCGTTCAACATCGCCGACTATCCCACCCGCGAGACGCTGGCAGGCAAGTTCCGCTTCACCTTCGCCATCCTCCCCATGCCCGAGCCAAACCAATTCATCAAAGACCAACTCACCGATGAACTCGGCAAGCGACTCGCGGATGAATACGAGCAGAGACTCACCAACACCACCTCGCAGATCCGCAACCAAGTCCTCCGCACCCTCCTCGGACTCATCGGCGACACCGCCGAATCCCTCGCCAATGACGGGCCGATCGTGGACAGCGAGAACCGCAAAGGCCCATTCGCCAAGCTCCAAGAATACCTCGACCGCATTCCGGCGCTGAATATCACCGACGACCCGACGATTGCCGCTATCGCCAAAGAGGCAAGGCAGAGACTCACTTTCAGCGCCGAGGAAATGCGGAAAAACCAAACCACCCGCCAACTCGCCGCCGCCCACGCCCAAGGCATCGCCCTGCAATTCGGAGCCACCACACGCAAAATCGCCAAGGCTGCATGAACACGAGGAGATTAACCACGGAGGACACGGAGGGGAATCCTTAAAACTTAATACTTAAAACTCTTATGAATACCGTTAGCACACCCGATGTGTGGGCACTACCCTGTGCCCCGCAACCCGATCCCCTTGAAAGACAAATCAAGGAATGCGAGAGAAGCATCAACTATAATCAAGGGGAAATCTATAGAGCCGAACAAGAAATCAAGGAGCTTGAAGACGAGAAAAGGAAACTCGAAAAGGAACTCACTGCCCCCCTCGCCGAAGCCGCAAACCGCGTCCTGCAAGTCCACACCCCCAGCGGTCGCGACTTCGAAGCCCTCGAAGCCGCCGCCGCCAATATCCCGCTCACGCCCCACCAACTCTGCCGCCTCAAGACCCTCGCCAGGGAATTTCTCTTCCTATGCCTGTAAAAAACCCACTCCCCATCCCGCACAAGCTCCAAGGCACAGCCTCCGTCACCTTCGACCGCGACCACCTCCTCATCGCCAAGAAATACGGCGGCGTTCCCATCCTCGTGCCGCGAGGCCGCCGCCTCACCCTCGCCATCCGTCTCCCCAACGGCGAAATCCTCCACGACTTCCGCAAGGAAATCTCAAACCTCAGCAATGCCATCGCAGACAAAATGAAGGTTTAACTATGAACCCCACCGCACTCATCCTCACCGATAAAAAGACCGACAGGATCGTTCATATCATCGTCTGCAAACATGAAGACTCAATAAGCAGATACATCATGAAGGGCGATCCCAAGCTCAACTATCAAATCGTCCCAAACTGGAACATCGTCTGCAAAGCCGTAGAAAACTTCAACCCGAAAACTTCAACCTGAAAACTCTTTATGACGATCGAAGACGACACACTCGACACCGCCACCGAGCCGCAGAAAACCTCCTACACCCGACTCGTGCAACGCTACGCCTGCGCCCCCAGTCACATCTACAAAGCCTTTCACACAAAAACCCTCATCTGCGAATGGCCGTTCATCACCATCGGCATCGAACCCGACGGCTACGCCCACTCCTAACGACTTCATCCTTCATCCTTCAACCTTCATACTTCGCTATGACTATCACCTTCTCACCCGACGCCACGGCCACTTGCCTCCACACCGACGCCATCCCCCTGCAATCCCTCGGCCACTGCCGCACGCAGCGCGCCTCATGGATCGACTTCAACGAGCACACCCAAGAATGGGAAGTGCGCTTTGATCCCCACGCCGACACCGCCGAATACTCCCACCCCTCCCGCCAAGCCTGCTTGGATTGGGAGCGCGAGTATTTCGACAAATCCTTATCGTAAGGATTTTAACTTAAAACATAAAGAAAACACAATGAATCCTGAAATCCTCAAACAACTCAAAGAAGTCATGTTCGCAACTCTGGACGCCATCAAAGCAGCAGGGCCAACTGGAGCGCCTGCGGGCGTCCTCTACGCCGGATTGATGTCCTACGGGTGCAACATCACGCAATTCGAGTCCCTCATGAGCGCACTGGAGCGCACCGGCAAGATCCGCCGCGAAGGCGACCTCGTTTTCGCAATCCAATAACTTAAAACTTAATCCTTAAAACTTAAAACTCTTAATATATGAGCCATGTAACAAACATCGACATCGAGATCAGCAACCTCACCGCGCTCGAAAGCGCCATTCAAGAAATGGGCGGCACCTTCCTGCGAGACAAGAAAAACTACGAGTGGTATGGCCGCCATGTCGGCGACTTCCCACTACCTCCAGGGTTCACCAAGGATATGCTCGGCAAGTGCGAGCACGCCATCGGCCTCAAAGGCACGACCTACCAGATCGGCGTCGTGCGCAATCCCGCCAAGCCCAAGACCTACACACTCCTCTACGACTTCTGGGGGCCAGGCGAGAAGCTCCGCTCCCACTTCGGCGACAACCTCACCAAGCTCAAGCAGATGTATGGAGTCCACACCGCCACCGCCGCCGCCAAGGCCAAGGGCTACTATGTGACCCGCAAACAAGTCGGCGACACCATCAAACTCCAAATCGCAGTATGAACACTTTATGTCAAACCAACGCACCCTTCTTCCGGGACTCAGCCCCGAAGACCAAGACCGCATCATCCGTATGTCGGTTCACGCAGCCGCAACCTTAGCCACAGAAATACTATTATGCACAGATCCATTGAAGTCACTATTGATGCCGCAGGCGCAGTCACCATTGAAGCTACTGGCTTCCGAGGTGGAGCCTGCGAGCAGGCCACGAAAGAAATCGAAGAAGCCCTCGGCCTCAAAAAAGCGCGCAAGAAAAAGCCGGAATACTACGCCCTCGGCACCACCACCCAAGCCCAACGAGTAAAGGCATGACCGAGCAATCTTTGTTCATTGTCAATATCTCCCACAGGGAAATCCTTGCGGGAGATACCGGCCCCTTCCTCGCCAAGATGGAACCCTTCACAGAAGACCCCAAGCCGGAATATGCGAAGAATTTTCTCTTTGGCGTCGATGGCTACAACGACCGCCCTGAAGAGGTTTATACCTTTCAGGAAGTCCGCGATTATTACAAGAAGTTGGATGCCGAATGGCCGTTCGCGCTGTTCTTCTCCAGCATCGAATTTGAAAATGTCGTGAATATCGCATTTTCAGTCGTCGATGGCATAACCGCCAGAACCGAATTGAACTCGCCGAGAAGCTCCGTGTGCTTCGACCAGAAAATCCTTGCAGACTGGATTCTCTCGCGGTTCGCCGCCATGAACCACCTCTACGAAAAGGCCTACGGAGGCCCCACAAACGATTGCGAAGTCGCAATCAGAAAGCACACAGACGAAATCATGCAACTCTTCTTCCAATTAAACTAAAATCCTTACAATAAGGATTTTTACTTCATCCTTCAACCTTCATCCTTCATACTTCCTATGCTAACCCGTATCACCAACTACCTCAAAGCAGGCTACCCCTGCCTCTACCTCGTGAGCCACGAGGAAGCCCGCATCGAGCGCACCATCGCCGAGGCCGCAGGTGCCACAGACCGACTCCTCTTTGCGTGGGATATCGCCAAAGGCCGCCACGAAGTCATCGCAGGCACAGTCGAAGGCATCACCGACCCTGTGGAGATTCTCGAATCCGTGCAATCCATGCCAGATAACAGCCTACTGCTCCTGCGTGACTTCCACCTCTTCCTCACGCCCGACTTCCCAGGCTATGCCGTGCTTATCCGCCGTTTCAAGGATGCCCTCATCCAAGGCAAGGCACGCGGCATCACCCTGCTCATCCTCGCCCCCGAGCTAAAGATCCCTGTCGATTGCTCCAAGCTCATTACACCCATCGAGTTCAGCCTGCCCGACCGCGAATCCCTCGCCATCGTGCTCCGCTCCATCGCCGAGAGTGCGGACATCATGCTCCCCGAGGATCTCACACCGCTCCTCGCCGCTGCCTCTGGCCTCACCACAGGAGAAGCCGAGGACGCCTTCGCCCTCTCCATCGTAGAGACAGGCGACATCTCGCCCGACATTATCCAGCGCGAAAAAGCCAACACCATCCGCAAAAACGGCATCTTGGAGATCGTGGACTACCCCACCACTCTCGACGGGATCGGCGGCTTGGAGAATCTCAAAGGCTGGCTCACCGCCAACCGACACCTCTACACCGACGCCGCTGCCGACTTCGGCACCGAGCCTCCTCGCGGATTCCTCGCCTGCGGACACCCCGGCACCGGCAAGTCGCTCCTCGCCAAAGCCACGGGCAATGTCTTCAACCTCCCTCTCCTGCGCCTCGAAGCAGGCCGCCTCTTCGGCAGCCTCGTCGGCCAGAGCGAGCAAAACTGGCGCACAGCCCATGCCACCGCCAAAGCCGTAGCCCCCTGCGTGCTCTGGATCGACGAAGTGGACGGCCTCTTCGGTAGCACGGGTGGATCTACCACCGACGGCGGCACATCCGATCGCGTCATCAAAGCCATCATCCAAGATATGCAAGACCACTCCGAGGGTATCTTCTATGTCTTCACGGCGAATGATATTGACAAGATACCAGACCCCGTGATCGACCGCGTTATGACATGGCTCGTGGACTTGCCCCACCATGAGGAGCGCCTCGCCATCTGGCGCATCCACATCGCCAAGCTGCGAGGCAAGCAGAAAGCCGCTTGGGACATCGAGAACTTCGACCTGCAACGCCTCGCCGAAGCCTCCGAGGGCTACTCCGGTCGCCAGATCGAAGCCGTGTGGAAGGATGCCCTCGTCGCCGCCTTCAACGCCCAGCGCCAACCCACCACCGAGGACGCCATCGCCGCACTCTCCCGCACCATCGCCACCTCCAAGACCATGGGCGCAGCCATCCAAGCCCGCCGCGACCGACTCAAAGGCCGCGCCACCGAGGCATCGCTCAAACCCACCGCTACCGAAACCAAAACCCGCAAAATCGCCAAAGCCGCATGAAAGCATTCCCAACCATCCACCTCGGCGGCACGAACGCGCCGCAACTTCTCGACGACTACGGCAAAGCCTACGACGCAATCGTTGCCGCCCGCGAAGCCTTCGAAAAGATCGAGTTCAATAGCCGCGACTACCTACCCTACGGCAACAATGGCCCATGGCAGGCAGCCGTCGAGTGGCGGGAGCGGATCACCCAATCCCTTGTCGATATCGAAGAATACCTTCTCAACCACCTTGAATCCATCCATGAGCAGAATCATTAACGACGACCTTGAGGAACTTGAACTGGAGCGCGTCGAAGCCGAGTGGCAGAGCCTCCAGCGCCGCTGGGAGGCGGCAACCGATCCCGCCGAGAGGCAGCAACTTGCCGACCGCCGCGACGCCTGCCTGAACTACGAGCGCTACCTCCGCTCCATCCACAGCAACCCATTTGCAACCCTGTAAAACTATGCTGGAATTAACCTTAGAATCCAAAGACACCGGAAGAATTTGGAATGAAGTCATCCCAAAAGAAGACTGGGAAGAAACAAAACAAAAATGCGCGGAGTATAAAATAAAAATCCTCTCCGTGTTCTCCGTGTCCTCCGTGGTTGAATAATTTATGAAAAAAACCGACCGCGACGGCATACCGGCCTTGCTCCAAGCCATCGCCGCAACGCCTGGCAAGCCAAAAGTCGAAAAAAAACTCACCAAACGCGAAGCCGAGGTGATCCGACTCATCGCCAAGGGGCATCTTAACAAACAAATCGCCAAAATCCTACAAATCAGCATTAAAACAGTCGAAAAACACCGCCAAAACGCCATGGATCGCTTACGCCTGCGGAACACTGCAGACATAACACGCTTTGCCGTGGCCAACCAACTCATCAAAATCAAAATAAACCCATGCACCTCATTGAAACCCTCACGGGCGAAGCGGCGCGCACCCTCGCCACGACCCGCAGCCCCTACGGCCCGGGCTTTTCCCAAGAAGAAGCCCAAACCATACACACGCTCGAAGTCCACGGCTCATCCTTCAACGATCCCGGCCCCGACGCTCCAACCCACTCCCCGAAACCCTGCGACAAGACCTCCAAGACCTGCAACAAGCCATAAAAAAAGCCAAATCCACCATCCTGCAAAACGCCTTATGACCACCACCGAACTCCCACGCCTCTACAACCACATCAACCAATCCGGCATCACCTACGGGCCGCAAAAGCTCGCCCTCATGCAGCAAGCCTGCCGCCTCATGGAGATGCCGCTCTCCAGCGGAAACCTCGACGACGAGGGCGAGGCCATTTGCAGCCTCCTGCGCGTTAAACTTTTTGACCCCTGCAGCCAATGGACTTGGTATATCCAAGATTGGGACGGCGAAGACATCTGCTTCGGATATGTGCAGGGGATTGAGGACGAGTGGGGCAGCTTCTCCCTCCAAGAACTCTCCGAAATACCCGGCCCCCTCAGCATCGGCATCGAAGTCGATGTCCACTTCCGACCAGTGGAACAAGAAGCCATAACCAATTTGGCCAAGAGCCAATGAACGCCGCGACCAAGAGGCTCTGTCGCGGGGCCGCGCCACACCCCCACGCACCGCACTCCGCCCAACGGAGCCTGCCATGCGGCGGCGCGGCTACCTCACATTTTTTCCCACTTTCGGTAGCCATAAAGGGCCAGTAAAGCCTCCGCCGAGTCCACGCAACCCTGCCCGTATTGCCCACTGCGGGCTGCCTCCTTGAGAGGCGAGGGGAGGCAGAAGACAAGGCAAGGTCGAAACCCCCCCATGGCTCCCCGCGCGTGCGGGAGTAGTCGGCTTTTTATCGGATGAGCCAGCCCCGAGGCGATTCGCCCGGCCAGCGACAACGCACCGAGTATCCGCAGGCATTCCCTGGGTCCGTCTGATGTGGAATTCGAGTCACCCAACCCCACTCGAATTCTACATCCCCTCCCCCAGGGAATCTGCGACCACTCCCGCGCGCCAAAAACTCACCGCGCACAGTCCTCTGAACTACTCCGACTTCAGGATGACGCCACGAGTCCACCCAACCCCACTCGTGCGATCTTCCTGAAGGCTTCCGTGGTTCTCGCGACTACCCCGCGCGCTAAACTCTCCGACAGCCAGTGCCATGACCGGCCCGCGTCTGCGCTTCGTCTCCGGGCTTGCCCAACCCCGCCCGGAACTCGGCCTGACGCGGCTCCGGTCATCTGCGACCACTCCCCACGCGCAAAACATTTAACAACAACAATCAATGATCAGAAAATTAAAAAAACTCGCGCAAATGCTATGCGATGAACTCCCAGTGCTATGCGCCGACATGGAACTACTGCACGAAGACGATCCCGAGCGCGTTCTTTTCGGGTATTCGAATGGTTGGGCAACAACATTTTGGGTTGGGGAGTCAAGCTTCTCAACAACCGCCAAAGGCCGACCACTTCGGGGCATTAAATTCTGCCATGTTTACTGCAAAAACGGCACTCCAGACTATGAATCCGAGGAGACAAGAATTCATTTTGCCCCGACACCAGAAACAGCCCTCAGCACAGCAATGGTTGAGTGTTACAAAAGAGAACTTGAGCCAAACCTTGGAATAATCACGCCATAAATAAATTATGAAAATCTACTTCTCCGGTATCGCCGGAAACAGCGAAGCCGAAATGCTTGCCCGAGCCGACATCTCGCAACTCCTCGCAGACCCCCACGATTGGAAGAATGTGCGGCACCAATCCGCCGCCAGCGTAGCCATAGACTCGGGAGCCTATCGACAATGGAAGCGGGAAACCCCCATCACCGATCTCGACCTATGGGCTGAGCAAATCAACCACACCCTCCACCTCTCCGAATCGCCACTTTTCCACGAATTCGACGGAAAGAAAAAAAATGCAGCAACCATGCGCAAGCTCGCCTTCATCACGATGCCAGATGTGCTTGGCGATCCGCAGGAAACATGGGATCGCTGGCAAAATATCCGCGAGTGGTTCCAGTTTGACGGCAAGTGGGGCGAATACTATCACTGGACGGGCAAGATCATCCCCGTATGGCAATGGGGCGGGCGCATCGAGCATCTCGAAGCATTAGTCGAATGGGCGCAAACCCGACGCCAGTATAATAAAGAAGACGCCCAGCTCCTCGGAGAGATGAACTCCCCCGAAGCGGATCTTATCGCAATCGGCGGATGCGTGCCGTGGATGCGTGCCAAGGACGAGGGCGCCCTCGCCGAGTTGCTGTCCCTCTCTAAACGCTGGGGCGAGCATTTTCACATCCTCGGCCTCAACTGGCTCGACGCCATCATGCAGTTAGACCCATTCGTTACCTCCTGCGACACCTCCAAGTGGCTCGACGGAGCACGCTACGGACTCTGGATCAACGATGCCAATGGCCGCCTCGTAGCCGAGAACAAGCGCACCTGTCCCCGAGGGCAATCCCGCCAGGATCTCTGCGTGCAATCCGCAATCACCCTCAACAACTGGATCAACAAACAGCTTCGAGGCACCGCCGCCCCTAAGCCTGTGAATGTCCGCCACTACAACCTGCGCGAATTCGACCCCGAAAGCGCGCCGCGATTCAAGCCCAACGCCAACAAGCTCCTTCTCGCCCACTCCATCGCTGAAAGTAAAAAGCGACACGAGAAAGCTAAAGAAAACTTCATGGATGAACTCGCTTACAGAAAGTAATGAAAATCACAAAAATCCCTAAAGGCAATGGCAAGTTCCGCACGATCTATTGCCCAAGCCCTAGAGATAAGCCTCTCTTCAAAGGCATCGTCCACCATCTGAATGACCAAGCCATTGACCTCGACACACACAAAGTCGCTCATGGGTTCATGCCAGGCCGCTCAATCGTGACCAACGCCCTCGCCCATGTCGGCGACTGGCAGATTACCCTGCACTTCGACTTCGAGGATTTCTTCGACTCGGTAACATCGGAAATGCTGCCAGACCCGCCGAAAATCATTGCACGCACTTGGTATAGGCAGAACTGCTTCCCCGACGGAGCCGCCCGCCAAGGCCTGCCCACCAGCCCCGCCATCGCCAACATCGCCGCTGCGCCATTCGATGCCGCCGTGATCGCACTGCGCGACAGCCTGACCCCCAAGCGCCGTATCCTCGGCAGTCGCGGCCCCGCCTTTGTCTATACCCGCTACGCCGACGACCTCACCTTCTCCTGCAATAGCGAGGCCGTCGCCGCGAGGATTCTCAAAGAAATCCCCACCCTCGCCGCCGCGCATGGATTTAAGATCAACGCCGCCAAGACGACACGCCAGCACGCCCGCGCCGGACACCGCATCGTGACCGGCATCGCCGCGACCCCCACCGGCATCCTACCCACCCGCCAAACCCGCCGCAAACTCCGCGCCGCCTCCCACCAGATCAAGACCGGACTGCGCCGCCGCAACCTGCGCCGCATACTCACCAAGCAAGCCGAATCCTACCACCGCGACGACCCCTTCACCATGCACCGCCTCGGCGACATCCTCCGCGCCCAATGGCGAGGCCTCGCCAGCTTCATCCGCCTCATCCCCCCACGCCACCGCACCGACCACCCCGTATCCACAACCCACAAAAAACCAACCACATCCACCCACAAACCCTCAGCCGCCATCCCCATGCCCTTCGGCATCTTCAATAGAAAAATCACAGCATGATTAACCACAGAGGACACAGAGAACACAGAGGAATATGAAAACCTACGAAGTCACCATAAAAGCCACAATCATAAAAACATTCACCATCGAAGCCGAGTCGCGAGAAGCCGCTATCGAGCAAGCGAATGAGACATTCCATGTCGGGCACGAGTTCGATGTGCCGGAAGACTACGAACAAGATGTCGTGAGGGTCAGCCTCCAAACCCCTTCTTCCTCCGTGCCCTCTGCGGTCAATCACCAACAACAACCAACCTAACATGGACTTCTTCAACACCATCCGAGGTGTCCGCCTTGTGGACGCCACGCTGCCCGCGCTTGTGGAGCAGCTCAAACAACTCAACGCCAAGCCCTCACCCAAGAAATACCAATACGCCACCTTGCCGATGGAGGATGTCGCCTCTGCCGTGCAGGTGCTCACCAACCCCGACGCCTACATCTCCGAAGACGCCACCACCGCAGCCCTCCGCGACCTCCTCGCCCAAGGCTACCGCTGGGTTCGCCACGATGAGTATTGGGCCGTCTTCGAAAAGGAAACCCTATGATCTACGAAGTGCATCGCCCGCCAGTCGCTCCCACCATTCGCACGGCCAACATATCCCCCGCCAAGGATATGTGGGAATTCGGAGAAGACCCACGCCCCCTCGTGAGCGTGACCTACATCGACGGCACGCAAGAAGACCTCTTCCGCTACTACCACGACGAAATCTCCTTCGAGCCGCACGAGTTTATCGGCATGACCCGCGAGCAAGCACTTCACCTCCACACTCAAAAAGACATCGCCTACCTTAAATCATGAGCACCAAACCCGAGTAACCCCTCCGTGTCCTCCGTGCTCTCCGTGGTTAAACCCTCTTCCAACTAACATTTTATGAAAACAGCAACAAAACCCAAGTCGGCTCCGGCCGCATCCACGCCTGCTCCCGCAGCAGGAATCAAGAAACTCAGCTTCGGCGGCATCGCCCAAAAAGCTGAAAAGAAAACCACCGAATACCCCGCGCTCCCCGACCCTGATGGCGAAGTCGCCAAACTCGCCAGCGAGATCATCGCCGAGGCCCGCGAATTCGAAGTCCTCGAAGGCAGCCTCAAGCTCAAGAAGGCGGAACTACGCGCCATGTCGCAAGAGTTTTACTTCCAACACCTCCACGGCAAGCACGAGATTCCCAGCTCCGTCGAAGCTAAGGGCGAGAACCCCGAGGAGAAAGTGCTCGTCACCTTCTCCTCCCGCTACTCGACCCTCACAGACGAGACGCCAGTGATCGAAGCTATCGGAGCCGAGCGCACCGCGCAGTTCTTCCGCCAAGCCTTCGAACTCAAGATCGACGGCGACAAAATCCCATCCGACAGAGCCGAAGACATCATCGGAGCCATTCAAAATCTGTTTGCAGAATACAACTGCCCCGAAGCCCTCACCTTCAAAGCCGTGATCAAACCCACCCCCGACTTCCACACCGCCCGCCACACCGCCCTCTCCGTCGAGGAAAACATGGCCGTGGACGCCACCTGCCCGATCATCGCCATGGTCAAAACCAAGGGGAGGAAGGAGAAGTGAATATAAATAAATGAAACCACACTACACACAATACCTTGCCGCGACCAGCGAGGGGCGATGGGGGCGGGGCGATGACCTCAAAACCGCGCTCAAAAACGCCAACGCCCTCAATAAATCGCAGACCAAACCGAAGAGGGGCATCGAAATCTTCGCTTACATCAATATCCAACTCGAAGATGACCGATTGACCCAAGAACGCGTTGATGCACTGGCTAAAGGGCCATTCGTCAAAGTCACCGGCTACGAGCCAGGGGAGTTCATGCTCCCCTGGATCGACGACTACGGATCGCCCCACCACTACGGGATCCTTGAAAAAATCGACCTATGCCTGCCATAACATCCTACACCACAAGATACGGAAGAATCATCCCCGCCCGAGTCATGGCAGACCTGCTTGCAGACATCGCCAAGGGCGTTGATTACCAAACCTCCATCACCGATCACACGCGCGACCTCATTCCCGACCACGAGGATGACTATGACGAAGCCATGGAAGTCTATGGTGCAGCAGAAGAAATGTATTACGAACTGCAACTAAATAAATGAAACCACACATACCTACCAAGTTGAGAAACTGCCGGTGCGGCGCACGCCCCGATGAACTTCATATGTTTGGTTGCGATGTCGAGAGATGCCTTCACTGCGGAGGGCAATTTATCTCATGCGACATGTATGGATGCAAGCATGGAGCGGCGACATACACCGATGGGGATGAGCGCCTTCCGTGGACTGGCGAGTGGCCGGACAAAAAGGAATGCCGCGAGTTCAACCTCTGGTGCTACGGCCCGCCGTGGACGCCATGCGAGCGAGACCATCCACAAGCCACAGAGGATCTTAACCGACTACAAGAAGTAGCTGAGTGGAGTGCAAGCGAGCGCCGATGGGTTCTCAAACCAACTTGAGCAAACCCATGCACCTCCTCGTATCCAACGCCAAAAATCGCTACACCAAACTCGCAGGCAAGCACAAACTGCCTGCGAGATACGAGCACATCGTAGGGGATTTCCTCGGCCCTCGCTGCATGAAGTCCGGCAACCACACCCCCATATGGGCGGCGGACAACGATGCCTACTCAGCATTTAATGAGAAAAAATACCTCAAAATGCTGGATCGCATCGCGGAGGCGAAAACTGCTCCGGCCTTTGTCACCGCGCCAGATGTGGTAGAAGACCACTACGCCTCGATGAAGCTCTTCGAGCGTTGGCACAACGAGTTGGCACAGCGCAATATCCCTGCCGCCTTCGTTCTGCAAAACGGCTGCGAAGACGCGTGGGAATGGCACATGGCGCGTGCCGACTGCTCCTGGTTCCCATGGGATGAAGTGGAGTGCTTCTTTATCGGTGGCGACACCGCTTTCAAGTTCTCCACCTTCATCCAAAAATTCGTAAGCACTGCTATATCCTGCGGCGGCAAATGGATCCACATGGGCCGAGTCAATTCCGTAAAACGCCTCCGATACGCCATACGAATCGGTTGCCACTCCTGCGACGGATCGGGCATGGCCCGCTTCACACAAAGCGTGCTGCTCCCCATGATCCTCGCTACACAACACAAACCCCACCCCGAACTTAACCTATGACACCCGAAGGAAAAGCCATGCTCTTTGAATTCTACAACAGAGAGAGGTTCCCCCACCACATCGCCGACAGCAGCTCATGGATGATCTGCCGCAACGACGAAGGATACTGCGCCGCCATACCCCGCGACCCCGCCAGCGGTGCCCTCCCGTCCCACTATGGCGATATGGCCCATGTCCAACGATTAGTCCAGCAAGGCTACCTCACCCTGCTACCAAAAGCACAACCTATGAAACACAACATCATCATAGCCGCCACCGTCCAATCCTACTGCAACATCGCCGTCGAGGCCGAAACCGAGCAAGAAGCCGAACGCCTCGTGCAAGACTCCATCGACAAGGAAGGATTTGACTCTCCATTCTACCGAAACGCGGAGGATTGGGATACAGATTGGCTCAACGCAGAGAACCTCCGCATCCTTTAACTTACAACTTAATTCTTAAAACTTAAAACTCTCCCATGATCCCATCCTACCCTCTCCGTCCTTCAAATGGCGGCCCGCTACACCTCGCTCGCCCTAAACGCGGGCAGTGGACTTACGAACCAAAAATCAACGGCTGGCGCGCCCTCGTCCACGCTCCCACCAGCCGGATGTGGAACCGGCGAGGCCAACGCCTCTCGATAGAGCATGAGTTTGCCGCCGTGCTGGAAGCGATCCGCACCGCCGATTTGCCACCCGAAATGGAGTGGCTCGACTGCGAAGCGCTGGAACGCCGCCACGACCTCGGGCGCGGCAGCCTCGTCATCCTCGACTACCTCGCCCCAGGCAAGACCACCTACGAGGAACGCCAACTCTTACTTGCAGACGCGATACACCCACGCGGAGAAACACGCGAAGGATTTGAACGCTGGCAGTTCGATCGCGTGCCGCCTCCAGCAGATCGCGCGCTCATTTTTCAAAGCCCATTCACCGGCTCCGACCTCGAACACTATTGGCAATCCCTACAAGACCTTAACTGGCTCTGGAAGGCCGAGGTCTTCGAGGGCTTCGTTGCCAAGCGCATCGACTCCCCATACCCCCGCCAACTCCGCTCACCCAATTTAGAAAGCCCCCACTGGGTGAAACACAGGTGGGATTTTTAGAATTGAAATACAGATAAAAATCCTTATTGTAAGGATTTTCAAATTAAAAAGAATGAGTAACATAATCCAGGCAGACCCATTTCAGTTAGCGCTTTCAAAGCTCGCCGAAAACAGATTGCGCGTCACAATAGAGGGTCGCATATACGCAGCAAGAGTCGTGGCAGTAGGCGAAAAAGTCCCGACGGCTATCAAAGAGGACTGCGTGATCGCTTTCGGAGATGGCGTGGTGGTAAAGTGCATCCCCCTTCAGGACTACCTAAGTAACTGGCAACCCCTCTACGCGCCAGCCACGTCCGATGAGTGCAGCGCCCCGTAGACTTTGAGCTTGTGGTATCGCCGAGCGATCTGCGTTGCCTCATGACGGGTAACGAATGGTTGCTGCGTGGTGCGGAACCCCCACGCGGGGTCGGACTCCACCAAACGGATTGCAGCGATACCTTTTACTGGCTTGTAGGAAGAAGTCGCTCCTGCGACCTTGCCCCCCGCCTTCTGATACAGACCAAAGTGACCATCGATCATCTCTCCAGTGCGAATCTGAGAATTTGGCAGGCGCATGGCCACGCCAGTTAGCTTCTCGATAGGCTTGGCATTCTTAAATCGCATGTTGCGGAAATGAGCAGCCCAAGCTTCTCGCCCCATGCGCGGCCCGACCATCGCCTTCTGCAAGGCCTCCACATTTGGCACATAAAACTCCACCAACCCCCTCAACCTTTCCAAAAATATAACCCGATTCATGCCAACCACACCCAAAGTCAACTACGCCTACTGGCTACGCCCAAACGGCACCATAGCTTCCTCGCGCCCCTCGCCGCTCAACGGCAAGAGGCCGCAGGAACTCATCATCATGGCCGAGACGCGCCGCCTGCTCCAACTCATCCTGCACAACAAGCGCGAAGAGACGCACCCCGATCTCGTCACCGCTATCGAAGTGCTGCTGCGCTCGCGCCTGCGCCGCACCTCGCCACTCACGGAACTCGCCCCCATGCAGCGCATCGCCTGGCTCGACGAATACACCCATATCGAATGCACCACCGCCTTCGAGGGTGACAGCTTCGCCCCAGGAGACTCCTACCGCGTGGTCTGCACGGACATTCCCACCACCCACATCACCGACCGCCAGACCATGCACGGCGGCACCGAGGAGGTGCTCATCACAGGCCACGAACTCCTCGTCACCGTGCGCGACTCCCGCAAACGCCTCCATGCCTTCTGCCACACCGGCATACCCACCGACATCGAAATCCACAAACTCCACCACACCCAATACCTCCTCAACCACTTCGCCATCCCCGACGCGCCAGACATCACCAAAGTCTACCCCGCCACCTATGCCAAACATCGCGCCTTCCTTTCCACCCTGTAACTCTCTTTGGTCGCCCGACCAAAAAGACTCTCTTAGGTCTCATGACCTTTGAGAGTTTCTGTAACACAAACCAAACCAAAACTATGCAAACAACAGAGCAAGTCCAACTCATCCCGCTCTCCAAGCTCCATGTGAGCGAGAGCAACACACGCTTCCCCAAAGCGACCGACCCCACCATCAAGGAACTCGCCAAGTCCCTCACAGCGGAACAAAAGACCCCCATCCTCGTCCGACCCCACCCCGCCAAGAAGGGGCACTACGAGATCGCCGCAGGAGCACGCCGCTACACCGCCGCACTCGCAGCGGAAATCAAGTCACTCAAGGCCATCGTGCGAGAGTATGATGATGCCACCTTCGAGGAGACAATCCTCACCGAGAACCTCCAACGCGAAGACCCCGATCCCTACTCCGAAGCCATCCTCTTGCGGAAGATGCTGGATCGAGGCCAAAAACTCAAAGAGATCGCTGCCGCCCTCGGCAAGTCGGACACTTGGGCTATGCGCCGCGCCAAGCTCGCGTCGCTGCCCAAGGGTATACTGGACGCTTGGCATAAAGGGGATCTGAAGCACTTCACTGCAGCCATGATGGAGGTCATCGCCGCCTTGCCAGAGAGCGGGCAGGAGAAGGTGATTGAATTATTTGAAGAGGATTGTTGGGAATTCCGCCAACTTGAATCCCGCGCCGATGTGGAAGAATTTATATTCTCACGCATCAGCAACTCCCTCGATGTCCCCTGGCTCGAAGACCCCCGCACATTCGTGGACGGCTGTGGCTCCGGTTGCATGCACGACTCGCGCAAACAGGGCAAACTCTTTGACACACTCGAAAAGAGCGGGTGCGGCAACTGCCTCAACACCTCCTGCTTCATCAAGCGCAAGCAACTCTTCATCGATGCCGAATACGAAAAACTCTGCAACGGCGAGTCCCTGCCCGTCATAGCCAAAAACAGGGTGGAAATCCAAGGCCAGAAATACGAGCGCAACTACGATTGGTCGCTGGAGTTTTCCAAAACCCCTAAACCTGACGCGGAAAAAGTGGTCATCTTCGAGAACGGCACGCTCTCTGTCGCCTACAAGCACGGCGGGAAGACATCTGAAGAGAAAGGCCAAGCCAGCCCCGAGGAGAAAATGCAAAACAAGATCGCCATGCACCAAGGCAAGCGGTGGATTCTTGTCCGCGCCACGCTCGAAACAGCGATCAAGGAGGCCACTCTGGATAAACTCACCGTGCCGATAGACCACCTCGTGGCCGTATTCGGACTAACCTACAGGGAAAGCGCCTCACCCAACACCCCAGTAAACGAGAGCCTGTGGGACTTCATTCACAACCCCACAGAGTTCCCTGAAAGAAAGAACGGATATTTCACATCTTACGATGGCAAAGTGTCCCGTGAACAAGCCCTCTGGGCCTCAATGCAGCAAGTCCTCATCGGGCTAATCCCCCCGCCGCATCGCGTCTCCGACGCGGAGAAATTCGAAACCACCTACCGCGAAGTCGCCGCCATCATCGGCTTCGCCATCGACGCCGAGAAATACAAGGCCGACCTCGAAATCCCACCTCCAAAATCCTGGGGCAAGGTCGATCCACACACACTGGAGGCAGTAAAATCATGACTTGCGACTGCGGCTCCGGTCTCGAATCCGAACCCGAATACGACGCCCGCGATATCTATCTCTGCCGCGCCTGCCCAAAATGCAGGCGCGGCAAACTCTCCCGATACCGCGCGGATGTCCTCACCAACCCCCGCTACGAAGCGGATGAACCCATAGACGAAGAATACTAATGAAACTCAAACCCTTCCAAATCGAAGACCTCGCCCGCGCCGCCCTGCAAGACGGCGCGATCATCGCCTGGGAGCCAGGCATGGGCAAGAGCCTTGCCGCGATCGCGTGGCCGCTTGTCAAAAAAGCGCGCCGCACGCTCATCGTAGCCCCCGGCTCGCTGCACCACCAACTCGCGATCTCGGCGGCGAAGTTCTTCAATGTGTCGCTGCGCCCGCTCGGCAATGTGGAGGAGTTCTACGCCAAGGGACTCGACTCGCAACCGCGCTGCGCTGGGCCACCGCAATTCTACATCACGAGCTACCAAGCCCTCGGCCTCAATGGCGGCGACGAGTGGGCGCCGGAGTTCGGCCACAAGGGCCAGCCCCGCACGAGCAAAAACCTGCTCAAGCACCGCAAAGCGTGGTGCAAGCAACACCGCGTGCGCTACCAAGGCGACGGGGTGGGCGAGACCCGCAATGGCATAACCTGCGTGTGGACTCCCACCATGGCCCGCGTCATCGCCGCGCACGATGCGTTCGATTGCGTGGTGGTGGACGAAGGCACACGCCTGCAAGGCACCGAGAGCCGTATCGGAGCCAGCGTGCGCCTGCTCAACCCCCGCTGCCGCCTCGTGCTCACCGGCACGCCGATCAAGAACCGCCTCGAAAGCGTCTTCTGGCTCGCGTCGTGGGCGGCAGGCAACTACGGGCGCTGGCCCTATGCACCAGAAGACTCGGAGCGTGAGCGTTTCGCCGATTCTTTTCTCAAAAAGGAACGCTACATAACCCGCGAAATACAAGCCAAGGAACGCGGGCAAAAAGCCAGAAACACAACCAAACGGTCGAACCGCATCTGCTCGATTCACCGCCTCTGGAAAACCCTTGCACCAGTCATAATCCGCCGTAGAAAAGCAGACTGCGGCATCGAAATAGCACAAAAAACAGTGAAACCCATCATCGTCAAACCCGGATCCTCGCAACTCGCCGTCTACAAATACCACATCGAAAACCCGCCACTGCGCGGCAAGAAAAAAGGCTCGCCCATAGCGCACCGCCGCAACCAAGTCGGCATGCAGATCACCAACCTGCGCCTCGCTGCCCTGTGCCCCAGCACCGCCGCGCTCGCCGAAGCCTTCACCGCAGGAGACGGCCCTCGCCGATCGTGGACTGAGTGGACGCCGAAGCTCTTCGCCTGCCTGGAGATCATCCGCGAACGCCTCTCCAACGGCGAGCAAGTCATCATCGGCTCGCCCTTCCGCGAGTTCAGCCGCATCCTCCAAGACAAGCTCCAAGAAGCCGAAGTGCCCTCCGTGTTACTCGATGGTGACACCGACCCCGAGGAGCGCGGCCTACTCGCCCACGACTTCAAAAAAGGCAAATACGCCGTGCTCATCGCGGGCCTCAAAGCCATGGGCGAAGGCCACTCCTTCGAGAACTGCGCGCACCTCATCCTGCCCGGTCTCTCCTACGCCTTCGATGAGAACGAGCAATTCATACACCGCATCTGGCGACTCACCAGCCCAGGCCCAGTCACGATCTACCCCATCGTCATGCGCGGCAGTATCGACGAGAAGCTCCACGAAATCTTCGTAGAGAAGGCCGACTCCTCGAACCTCGCCATCGACGGACGCCTCTTCACCGAGCCAGAGCAGGATGTCGATCTGGAGCAGATGCTCGCCGAGACGATCCAATCCTTCAGCGGCATCACCGACACGGTGGACGAGCAAGACCTCATCTTGCAGTGGGAGACATCCTCGCGCCAACTCCGCACCGCAGGCATGCAATACTGCGAGCACCGCACGCTCGAAGCAGGCATCGCCGACGAGGAAATGCACCAAGCCCTCGAAGCCCTCAAAATCCCATCGCCCACACAACTCACCGTGGACATCTGCCGCAAAAAATTCCTCGAAGGCAAAACCGAAATCCCCACAGGCAAAAAAATCCGACAACTCACCGCAGCCCTCGCCGCCAAAAACAAGGCAGCAAAAAACAGAAAGAAAAAATAATATGACACCCGAAGAAGACTACCCACCCACCGAATTCAAAGGCCAATTCAGCGACGATTTCGAATCCGAAATGCTACTGCAAAAACTCTTCGGCCAAAAAACCAACCAAAGCCGCGAAGCCATCGCACGCGAAATAGAAAAGGACATTCTGGCGATCAGCTCTCCTCCGGTAGATCTCCGCGCCATCCCGGAATCCGAAAGATCAACCCACGATGATTGCGATGTCACCATCCCCGAGGACATCTCTCGTTACCTCGAAATCGCCGAGTTCCCCCTCAGCCCGGACGAGGTGAATGCGCTCGAAGACAAGATCAACGCCTACCATTCGACCAAGCCCCCATCCTTCATCATAATGGAGCCCAGCTTTGTCCATACCGGCAAAACCTACACACACATCGAAGAGCTTGGGGAAATCAGAACGGGATTTGTTTACAGGCACCAAGCATGAAAAACCTCGCCGTCTTCGCCGTCTTCTTCATCGCCTCGTTCGCGATCGGAGCCACGCCTATCCTGATCGGCATCGCGCTGGTCTATGCCGTGGCCTGGCTCCTGTCGCGCGGCACGGCAGCGAAGACAGCGACCCCACCACCAACCCCCGCCACGCCTCCGCCCTACGGCGGCACGCACCGCAAAATCCAACCATGAAAACCGAAACCCTGCGCGGCAACCACCGCATCTATTACTACGAATACCCCGCTGGGAACCGCGCCTACGGCGGCGGCGGCTGGTCGTCGCGCGCCAAGCACCGCCCCGCCCCCGTGCTCACCATCAAGGAAACCAAGAACCCCGCCCTGAGCGGCAAGTCCGTGCTCTTCGACGGCATCCGCAAACTCAAATGCACCATCATCCGCTGCCGCGACGGTGCCGTGCTGCGCGAAGACTACCCCCTCCAAAGAATCACCCAAGAACTCCTGACCCGCACCGGCTCAGTGACGCTGGAACCCCAGGAGCCTGAAATCCACCAACCCGTCCCATTCGGACAAACACCAAGAAAGATACAGATATGAAAACAATCAAACTTAAAAAAGCCTGCCAAATACTGGACAAGGCAGATGCAGTCATTGTGAACGATAACACTGTCGGCAGGCTTAGCACTCCGCTTCAATACATTCAACTCGCGGAAGACTGGCAGGACATTATTCAAGCAAAGGATTGCGACAGCTATTTCTTGATACTCGGAGACACCGAGCAAGACAACGACGCGATCTGCTTCTCCGCAGAGCACAACACTCAGGTAAAAATCGACTCTGACGGAGACCTGCTCTTATGCGAACAAGACAAATCCGCCCCAATCAAGATCAGTGTCCTCACCAAAAAAAATCTAAATACCCCATGAAAGATACAAAAGAAATCACAACTGACCCTCACGCATACTTAGTCACAGACTGCGAAGGCAACATAATGGGCCTCGGGCCAACCGAAGCGGACGCCATCGAAGACGCTGCAAAAGCCCTTGAAATGGAGCCAGAGGATGTCGAAAGGATAACCGATGAAGTAGCAAGGAGCGGATACCAGGGAGATGAAGAAACTTTGATCCTTCAAACGCGGCAAGTCTGGGAAGAAATAGCCCTAAAGACGGTCGAGGAGTATCTGGGACAAGCCCCAAGAAAGATATGAACCTACCAAAATTCCTCTTCGCCGACGATGGCGACTACAGCCTTCCTGAAGGGCCCCGCGAATTCGTGATCCACAACCACTGGCCGCGCTTCATCATGGAGTTCGTAGACGGAGCGGGCACGCCCCACTTCTACGACCCCGAAGCCGAGATCATCGCCGCCGAACTCAAGGCAGGCCGCGAACCAACCGCACTCATATCCCGCCTCATGCGGGAATCGGGAGACTTCTACTCCGACTACCTGAAAGACGAAGAATGAAAACACTAACCCAACAACACAAAATGAAAACCCACCAACTCACCCCATCTCTCCAACTCACCACCGAGCACCCCGCCAGCAGCCACGGCATCCCCGTGCTGGTGACCAACAAGAACCAAACAGACCTCGACGGCATCCCCGCGTGCCTCGGCCCCGCCGATGTCTTCGAATACGGCGGCAACCTCTGGCCTGCAGCGAAGCATGTGCAACGCTTCGCCAAGCACCATGCCGACAACACGGAACTCCAAGAGGCCGCAGCAGCCTTCTGCAGCCAGTGGCCCGACGGCCCGCAAATCGTATGAACACAGAGGCACTGCCATGGGAAATCAAAACTCTCAACGCAACAGCCGGAAATGTTCGATCCAAGGGCTCCAGACGAATTCGAGATTCTGGAGGTCGTAGAGCAGTGAAATCCTTATCGTAAGGATTTTGCAAATCACAGGCGGGACTGCGCGAGCAGTCCCGCCTTTTTTTTATTCCTCCTCGAACTCGCGCCAGCGAATCTGCCGCTCGCGGAGCCTGCGCTGTAGCTCGCGCTCGTGGAGGCGTCCGGCCAGAGTGCCGAAGTGATAACTGAGACTGCAACTGATCAGCGAGATAGCAAGGATAGCGGAGAGGGCGAGTTCTTTTATCATAGGTCGGCAGGTGTTGCTTCTGGCGTCAAGTCGCCAGGGAAATCTCCAAACTGGTGGCGGGCCACTGCGGCTTCGGCAGGCGTCAAGTCGAGCGTGGTCTGGACAGGCACCTCGGGAGCGCCCGTGTCGTCCTCCAGCACGCCGCCCACAAGAGCCAGAGCGACCTGCATGGCCTCGCAGTCGAACAAGTGGTTGTCCTTGCGGACGCGCTTCCAAAAATAGGTGATACGCCCTGTGACTGGGCTACGCTTTGACTCCTTCTGCTCGGCGTTAATCTGGTGAATGTAGGTCTTAGAGACATTCGCATTCACATGCCAGCGCCCGCCTGCACGCAGCACGGCGAGGCGATCCTTGATGCGGTCGTTACTCCAATACACGAACATGGCCTTTTGATTAGCCTCGCTCTGATTCACCGTGCCCAGATGCGGATCGCGATACTGGATCGGCGAGTAGTCTTTAATCACCCGCTCCGCGCCGATGCCGCTAAACAGGAAGCCGCCCTTGTCACTGCCCCACAGGCCGCGCCAGCCATTTCGTATAAGAATGGAGCAGACGGTATTCGGCTTGTGCGCCATATCGAGCGCGACGCGCTTGGGATCCACATTGTGATCGGCGGCGATCTTCTCGACCTCTTCGATCGTCTCGACCCGCCCCTCGTAGAGTAACCAGGATTGCTGCCCACCTTCCATCTTCGGATTCCCCCAGGAACGCACGACGACCCAAAAGTGGTTCTCCTGCACATCGACGGTCATAATCGGAATGCGATCCTCGGGAAGCTCGCTCGGCGAGTAGGTAATGACATTGATCGTCTCGTCATCGACCAGAAGCTCGTTATCCCACGGCTCGGCGAGCGTGGAGTTAATAAACGCCTGGCGGCGGGTCGCGCTGCCCTTGGTCATGAGCCATTTCACGGCGAGGTTGCCCCACTGCGTTTCCTTAAGCGGAGCGTAGAGCGAATTCAAGTGGTAGCTGCGGCGGCCGAGAAGACCATGAGTGGCTGTGGGAATCCACACACCCTCGCGCAGCATGGCAGTTTTCTGCGAGTCGTAGATTTTTTGTTCGCACTTCTGACACCGGTAGTAGGTATTGCGCCGCACTTTTTCCAAATCCCAATCTCCATCAGTCTTGCTCTCGGCCTCATCCTGATCCCACCAACGCACCTGCCCCCATTCCAAGCGGATTCGCTCTTTGCAATGCGGACACGGCAAAAAGAAGTATCGCTGGTCGCCCATCTCAAACTCTTTCCAAATCTCCCCATGCCGCGTGGACGGCGTGGATGTCTTAACGCGTAGCGGATAAGGAAACGCCTTTGTGCGCTCCTCGGCGTTCTGCAAAGCTCCGGCTTCGCGGTCGGACTTAAGCTCAAATTTATCAGTTTCGTCCATCAGAACCAATCCAGCTGGTCTTGACGCCAAATTTGCGGGACTATTTGAGCCTACAAATGTAAGCGTTGATCGCGCAAAGAACTGCTCCAGCCGAGTCCAGAGATGCCTCTCAGCACCGGATGGCTTCATTGCCGCCAAAGGCGCGCAATTTTCAATAAACGGAAACCACCTGTTTTGGGTGAAGCTCTTGCAGAGATCACGATTCGGCATGACCCACAGAGCATTCATCGGATCAACGGCAACCCGGTAGCCAGCCCCGCCCATTACAGTCATTGTCTTCCCTGTTTGCGTGCCGAAACAAAGCACCAAATCCGTGACCTTCTTATTCCGAAAACAATCCAGAGGCTCACGCATATACGGCCTCGAACGCGTGGAAAATTTCCCAGGCTCGCTCTGACTCTCGCGCTCGCTGAGCGTCACATTCTGCTCAAGCCACTCCCATACAGTCATCTCTGGCGGTCGCGAAAGTGTCGCAAACATCGCCGAAGCCAATTCACTCAGATCATGCGAAGACTTCGCCATAGCTCGATTGCCCCTCTGCGATAGCCGCCTCGATCTCCTCACTGAAAACCATTTCAGCCAAAGCATCGTCAGAAGGATTCGCTTTCATCGCAGCCCTCTTCGGCGCGCTACGCAACCTTGCAAGCAACGGAGTCCATGCTCGATTGATTAACTGCTTCGCCGCATCAAACGAAATCAAAATCTTTCGCGCCTCTTGATACTCCAAAACACGCTTCTCGGCATCCATGCGATTCGCTAACGCCTTGTTGTAGGCATTGATCGCCGTAACCAACTTCTCAGGATTTGCCTGCGCCGATTCAACAACCTCGGCAGCCATCCTCTCGATCTCAATCGCCTGCTTCAGCGATCTCTCTACAGTCTTAACATTTACCCGTGTCTTGTGATAAGACCCCGCACCCCAGTTGGTGGTTTGTTTCGCGACCCCTGCACCTTTTCCGCTTTCGCCATTTTCCCCTTCAGAGAACTCAGCGTCCGGCCGCAGGCCGCCCGAACTCCTATATCCCACCCCCAGCTTCGCATTCGCACTCCGCCACTCAGTCGCCGCCTCAATCGAATCAGTCGGGCAACCCTTCTTCGCCAGCTTGTAAACATAAGCTCGCGTTGTCCCCCATTCCTGGGCGATCTGCGAAACCAACGATTTTTTGACAGGTTCTGACTGATCCATACGGAGTCACTCCTCCCTGTAACTTGTCAACCAGTAACCAACGCATAAGATAACTTGCCATGTCCCTTCGGGAAACCTCGCTGTTTCCTGCAATAAAAGATTCCTTTACCATGGTGGTGGTTGAAAAGGGAGGGGGTTAGGCGGGGGTCATAACAGACCCCAGCCCACCGCAAGCGCAACAAGCGGAAACGATTTCACATCATGAACACCAGTGGGCGGGGGTAGGCACCGGTTTTTTCCTGATTATAAAAAATATTTCTTAAATGCCATTTCTTGGATTTTTTTTATACGACAAAATACCCCCTCCTACCCCCTCCCACCCCTGCCTGCCAAGGCTAAGATCATCATCTTGAGCAGCATAAATAGGGCGGGGGTTTCATTTTACCCCCGCCCAACCCATGCGCGCTATTGATAGGTAAAGGGTTGCAAAAACAAAAAAGGGTGGCAGGGGATCCCCCGCCACCCGTAACTTGATCAGAATTTTATCTACCACTCGATAAAATAACGGCGATGCCGCCCATCGCCAAAGCAGCCGAAGGTCACTATTTCCTCCCCTGATTCAACCTTGCGACGATACTTCCGAGGCGGCCGAGATTTGTCGCTATCCTTACCGCAATACGCGCCACTAACCTTTGGCGCGTAACGATTCAGCGTTAATCCAAACCGACTCGCAGAAGATGAGTTGAGCTTGTATCCATCCTGAGTGTCCTTACCATCCAACATATAATCGAAGAGCCCATCATCGTGACAAAAATCAACGACTTGCTGGAAGCTAAACTCCCCGCGATTATCGCCTAATGCCATATCACGCATTCGATCTATCAGTTTGCGGATGTTCCTCTCCTCCGAGTCACCGGCCTGCTCCAACTGGACCTTTTCCAACGGATTACCAAACCCAGCAAACCCCACCACCCCGCCGATGATCTCCCCCCAACGCTCGAAGCCCAGTCGCGGCTTGTAGCCGAAGCTTGCCGCCTTCGGTTTCCCCGCCTTACCCCAAGCCCTCACGATCCCCCACAGGGCCGAGAGCGTATTGCGCCGGTTCTCCTTATCCATGAGCCAAGGCTCATCG